CGCGCGATATGCCCGACGACCCGATACACGGTCTTTGAGCGGAAGCCTTCCTGGATGTAGGCACGCATGTTGCGCGGCATGGTGGCAGGTGTAGCAACGCCCTGGTTCGCAACGACGACCTGAATATTCGGGTCGGCCTTTTCGTTGTATTGCCTCTGAGAGCGATTGCGCCGTCTACTCATCGAGCCACCTCGTAATTTGTTGTGCAAGCTCTTCTATGCTTGTGACAATATGCACATCAGGACGGGCAAGACTCGTTTGTATGTATACATCCTGAATCCTCTTGTACTCAGGATGAACACCAACGAAAAGCCTTTTCTGAGTCATAGACCATGCCCCAAGTTCATAGAGAACAATTGGACAAAGTGTTTCACAAGGAAACCAAAAAGCAATAGCCGTTGCCTCTTGAAGATGGGTGTGTTCCCAGGTGATTTGTTTCTTTGCTGCTGATGGGTCGTGAATGGGGAAATTCACCTGACGTGGATTGAGAAGAACAAGTGACACATCCTGTAATCTCATAACCATGTCCTTTTGCCAGTCTGGACAGCCAGTAATACCGCCTGCAAGAAAAAGGCTTATCTTGTTCCCTTGATACCTCTGTGGAGCTTCGATATATTTCATTCTATCCATCCTCCCTCATATATCACCCATTTCCGTTTTCTGGCGTCACGATTGGCGTTGCTGGATGAGTTGGTGTGACTCGTGTTGGCATAACGGTTGGTGTGACGGTTGGCGTTGTCGGGTTCGGGTGAGATGGTCTTGATGCGTAGAGGATACCAATAATGAGCAGTACCAGGAGCAGAAGCAGCACCAGGGCAATGAGCAAACGTCTTTTCATACGGCATCCTCCCATAGTGAGAAATTGACGGGCCGCTCTTTGGGCTTGCTCACACGACGCGCCACGGTGCCGAACTGTGAGAAGATGTCAATGAAGCGTTGCTCATCTTGCCCTAGATACGTGAAGACTGTACCGAACATTTGCGTACTTCTGCTGTCTTTTCTGATTGCTCCATTCATAGGCTTGAAGAAATGGACATTATGATTAGTGAAGCAAATGATATACTCCCATAGAAGCTGAAACCATTGGTTATCACTATCGCAAGTGGTGAGCAAGATAGCATCTGTCACGTTGCCTATTCTGTACTCCTGTATAAGCCGCTTAATCCATAGCTCTATGGTGCTTTTATTGTTGATCTTGCCATATGGAGGATTAAGCCACACTGAACCATACCAGGGCTGTTTTAGTCCATCTTCCCTTTGTGTGTAGAAGCGTTTAGCCTTTACAATCTCGTTAGCTACAGCACAACTCGCAGGGTCAAGATCAATGCTGCCCATGACCTCACGCGCCGCTTCCACATAACGAGCAGGGGTATACCATTCGTTGCTCTTTTGAGGCATCGCTATGATGTTGTCAGGCATGGCAAAGTCAATCATTCCAACCTCCATTGAGTTCAACCCACTCGAACGGGTTCACAGGCTTTTTTGCTTTCTCCTTAGCCTGCTCTTCTGCGATGCGCTTCTCCTCTGCTGTTTGCTGTGTGAGATCGAGCAAACCTGGTCGCCTCTGGAATAGTTGTTCCATTGCGCCGCTGCCAGCGTCTACGGGGTCATCGTGAACTTTCGGCGACGGGAATGGCTCTAAGAAGTTGAGGTAGCCATGATTCCACCAAGCTTTGAGCAACCCGACGTTTCCTGCTTCCGCTTGCGATGAGAACGTATTGGCGCGTACTTCCTTTGGTCCTGTCGAGCGGATACCATGTGCTGAGAAGCCTTCTAACACGCGCGTTTTCATGCTGAATGTGTTGAACTTGCCTGCCGACCCTGGCTCCTCCTCAAACCAGACTTCACACGCACGACCATCTCTCTCTGCTATCTCTCGTACTTTCTCTTCCACCTTGCCAGGGGAAAGTCGATCCCACGTCGCGTCAAGAATGACATAGCGCGGGAATGTGCCAGCCTTACGACGAGCCATCTTGACCGATGCGGTGTAGTCCGGGCCATCACGCTGGCTATTTGTTGGTACTTCCTCAGTCGCGGCAAAATCCCAAAAGCGGACTGTTTTTTCGATATCGTCAGGAATAGAATCGAGAAGAGGGAACCAATGCTTTTTGAACTTATTGCCACCCTCGACTCTAATACGCCAGTTCTTGTGCAAGAGCCGTTCACGTTCGACAAGTGGCAATGCATGTAGATTTGCAAGATAGCCAGGGTCTTTCTCTAAGAGTTTGGGATTGTCGTAAATATCCGCTTCGATGAAGGTTACTGACTTGGCATAGGGGTACTGCTCATTGGGGTAATTGCCATCTTTAGGAAGCCATACCAGCTCATCGCCATCGATCACAAACCAGCGGATTTCGCCAGACTCGGCTCTATCTTCTTCAGGCCAGTCCTCATGCACCCACGGCGCAAAAAACACTTTCACCCAGGAGTCAGCGTCAGGGTTGAACGTTAAGCGCACATAGGGCTTGACACCACACGTCGAGCGGTTACGACTGAGCATGTAGAAGACTTGTGAGCGGGTGAAGTGTGTCGCCTCGTCGAAGCCAATGAAGGCGATGCCAGAGCCTTGCCAGTCGTACTTATCCTTTTCGTGTTGCATGTGGGCAAACTTGCCTGTGGCTCCGCTAGGGAAGGCCCATTCAAGCGTGGTTTCCTTGGGCTTGCCACCGATGAGCGGAAAGAGCTTATTCGATTCATCCCACAAGCCATCTTTGGCGGTGATCTGCGGATAAGTGCGACGAAAAATAACCCAACCGAAATCAGGATTGTCGATATAGCGCAATGCCTCTAAGAGCAAACCAAAGGATTTCCCACCGCCTGCAGCTCCACCATAACCGGCTATATCAGCAGATGTGGAGAGAAATATCTCTTGTGGCCCTGGCTGTGGCCCGATGACTATTTCTTTTGTTTCTGCTTGCTTAACGGTCATTGTCGGGTATCCTAACCTTGTATATCTCTATGGCCCCAGGTGTCGTGACTTCAAGCGATTGCTTCTCGCGGTATTCAGGCATGCGTTTCTTGGCATAGAAGATGAGTAGGGTATCACTATGCTTGTGTACAGTTTTTATAGGGACACCATACTCGACGGTTGTTTCATCCCATCCATCAATAGCGCGGCGTCGTATCTCCGCTTCGATGTGCATATTTGCTGCACTGTCTGCGAGGTTATAAGCAAACAGGAAATCGGCATCGTGTTCTAGCCAGTAGTACACCAGGGTTCGATGTATCCCAGATTCTTCTGCGGCTGTCAGGACATTAGCAGTATGCTCATAGGCATCAAGAAATGCCGCTTGCGCTTCTATGCGTTGCTTCGCACTCATGCGCTGACCTTGACGCCTTTTTTTAAGTGTAGAAGTGTAGAACGTATCACTCATGGTTTCACCGCCGGAATCTGCTGCGTGATCGGCGCGGCTTTGGGAACGGGTGGAATAAGCTTCCTATCTAACCACCGCATGTGGAGCACCGCACCCGCGAAAACACAAAAGAGCGTCACACCTGAGCCAAAGCAGAACATGACCACAGCGTCAAGCACAGAGATCACGTCTCCTCCTCATCTTCAACGAGATACACAATCCCTTTCCATCGTTTCCCGTCTTGCATATACTCAACCGTTGCTGATGGAGTTGTTACCTCTTGAGGATGGAGAGCATCATTGATTTCATCGCGCACAATCTGGCGTATAGCTGCAAGATCAGCATAGCTCAATCCGCCTCCAAGTGTATATGTTACATTTGGCTGACTATTCGGCTGGATATAAGGCCATACGAGATTATTGTTCATGCTTCATCCTCGGCAATCATGCGTTCGATGGTCGCCACGAACTCGCTATAGCTCATCATATCGACGTTGACGCGCTCTGTAGATCGCAGCACATGGTACAGGATGTGGTAGATGTTGCGTCGGATACGTGCGTCAAAGGTTTGTGGCGGCGGGAACTTGATTGGTTCTTTTGTGCTCCGGCGCATGGGAATCGGTTTATCTGACACTGAGTACACCTCCTTGATCATCATTGTGAGGACGGTAACCCGTGAGCAATTTCACGTCATCTAACCAGTGTCCAGCCTCTTGCAGTTTCGTGAGGCATAATGCAGCCTCTCTTGCACCTGGGCCTCTATCCAGTCGCGGACCTGAGCCTTTATCGAGGAGAGCAAATAATGCTCTGATGTTTACTATTGCCCCAGTTAATGCCTCATCTGCAGCAGCGATACACTCGCTTGCACGTTCGTTCGTGATGTCACCTCCTTACGGATTGAGCGCGTGAATGAGCAGTGCCACGATCAGGCAGAGGACTATCGCCGCGCCTATACTCACCATGGCACATGCACGCTTAGGATACTGGTAGTGATGATATCGTGTCATCTTCACCTCGTCTGGTGCGTTTCAAGAGTAGTAGGCCGACAACGATATACAGGCTAATCAGCAGTGTGGC